CTTGGTTGACCCAATTGTGCTTCTATTTATTTATAGTAGAGTACATGCCCGGTCTTCCTAAAACTATCAAAGGTATATAAGCTATGAAAAATGCTCATACAGCCCTTGATAGGACACTACTTTGTAAGGTTTTACGAAGCAGTGGTCTTACCAAACGTAATTACAATGATATTCGTAGACAACTCATTACTTTACTGAATGAGAATGGATCTGACTTCACAGTCAAATACATAAAAAATGCATACGAACACTCAATGTACAAATTAGGTAACTCTGATAAAGTATCCCTTCAGGGATCTCAGGGTTCACCTATCGTAAGAGCATTTAACTCAACGAAAGCACGTACATTAGTACAACGCCGATGTATGTTAAATGCCATTAACAGTGATGCTTCTTCTCTGAAGAAAGCTCATGCAAAGTTCATCAAGGCCGTGAAAACGGACCCTGTTCACACCAACCGTAAAATGTTGGATGTGGCTAGAATGTCTAACGAAGCAATTCGAAGGACTTGAAAACCTAGTGAACATGCAGTAGGAATCACTGTTAATTGAAACGAAAACATTTCTGTTTCTCTTTCAGAGATGGCTATGCTATCTCAATCTAAGGGTATAGCCGATATTGTCGAACCACATTTAAAAACTGTGGCATTAGACGATTGGTCTATACAGAAGTCAGAAGCATATTATGATTCTGATGACACTCCCTTAATTATTGGGGAGATCCAAAGATTACAGAAAACATCTGGTTCAAAGCCCAGATTCATTGTGAGCCCTAATAAGGCTATCAATGGTTTCTTGAGAGATTTTAAATCAATCGGAAACACTGTTTTCAAGAAAGAGTCCTGTGCCACACGTAAATTAAATACTGTAAAAGGTATTATACGTGATCATCCAGAGTATCAATCTCTGGATATGACTCAGGCAACTGAAATGTTATCTTACGAGTATCAACTGCAATCAGTGTTAAACTGACGTGAGAACGATGTCGAAACTCTCGACAAAGTCGCACGAGGACTGTATAGGGACACCATCTCTGGTGAAACTATTAGTTGAACTCAGGGTCAACCCCTGGGAACAACTCCGTCCTTTGGTCTCTTATCTGTAGCTAATTATAGTCTACTAGAGTCAGCGGTTATAGATACATTTGTTCAGGAAGAACTGGGTGAAGAGGAATACAATCTTCATGTCTCCGGAACGGAGCCCCTTTATTACTTTAATGGTGATGATGTCATCGCCAAACCTGT